TAATATTATTTATTATAGAACTGAATTAGCAATAGCTAAATCTAAAGGAAAAGTAGCTCTAATGGATATAGCACAAATTCCATCTTCAGAAGGATGGGATGTTTCTAAATGGATGTATTATTTGGAAGCGGTAGGAGTTATGTTTATTAATTCTAGGGAAGAAGGAAATAGATCTCAACAAGCTGCTCCTTTTAATCAATTTCAAAGTATTGATTTATCAATGGGTAATTATATAAATACTCATGTTCAATTATTAGATCAGATTAAAACAGAATTAGGTGAATTATCTGGAGTAAGTAGACAACGTCAAGGACAAGTCCAAACAAATGAGTTAGTAGGAAATACAGAACGGGCAGTAGTTCAATCTTCACATATAACTGAATTTTGGTTTTATTCTCATAATGAATGTAAGAAAAAAGTATTAACAGCTCTTATAGATGTGGCTAAAATGAGTTATAAGGATGGAAAAAAAATTCAATATGTTAGTGATGATATGGCTAGAACTTTTCTAAATATAGAACCAGAAGATTTTACAAATTCTAGTTATGGAGTATTTGTTTCTAATTCTTCTAAAGATGATAGAGCATTAGAAAGTTTAAAACAATTAGCTCAAGCTGCTCTTCAAGCAGGAGTAGTTACATTTACAGATGTTGCTAGTATATTACAATCTGAGTCTATTACTAAAGTTAAGAAAATGCTTGAGAACTCACAAGCAGAAATGGAACAAAAACAACAGCAAGCCCAGCAATCAGAACAGCAAGCTCAACAACAAGTTCAACAAATGGAAGTTGAAAAAGAAATGGTTAAAGAAGATAGAGAAGATGGAAGAGCTCAATTAGATTCTGATACTAAAATTAAAGTTGCTACAATTAATGCAGAAGCTAGAATGATTGATGCAGATGATAATAATGATGGATATGTAGATCGAAGAGAATCTGAAAGTGCTAGTGAAAGATTAAAAGATAGGATAGATCAAACTAAAATAGCAAGTGAACTTGGACTTAAGAAAGAAGAACTTAAAGAAAAGAAAAGATCGAATAAAGCAAATGAAGCTATAAAACGTAAAGCTGCTAAAGCTAAACCTAAATCAACTAGTAAATAATGGGTAAGAAATTTAATCTATTTCAACGCGACTTTGGCAACGGAGGAGAACCACAAGATAAAATGGGAGATGCATATTTTAAAAATAAATTAAGTTTATCTGATATTACTAAAACACAATCTACTCAAGAAGATGATCCAGCTATTAAAGTAAATAAAGATGGATGGGTTGATAAAAAATATTATCAAGAGAATAAAGAAGATAAAGAAATTATAGGAAGCACTCAAAATTATTTAATAGGAAAAGGATTTGATATTGTTCCTGATAGTACTTGGGGAAATGAAACTTATCGTACGATGAATGAACAGTTGGTTAATTCCCAATTAGATAATTATCAAAATACTAATTTTACTGAAGAACAGTTTTTATCTCAAATCTGGAAAGAATCTACTGGAGATAAAACTAAAGTTTCATCTAGAGGAGCTATGGGAGTTGCACAGTTTTTACCCAGCACATTTAAATGGGCTAAAGAAAAAGGATGGATTCCGGAAACTATAAAAATTATAGACGAGGCTGGTTCTTCTTTGGCTCAAAGAAGATATATGGATCATTTATATACAGATATAGATAATGTAGCATCAGCACCAAATAAAACTGAAAGACAAGCTAGAGCATTTTCTGCATATAATATGGGACCAAGGAACTTTAATGAGATGTGGGCCAAATTAACAGAGAAAGAAAAAGAAGGAGGATGGAGAACTTGGTATACTAAAGGAGGTGAAGAAAATGAGAAGTATGTATTATGGATGATGGACAAAAAGAAATACAAAGCAGAAAATTCTACACCTTATAAGCATCCTAAAGGATATATGACATCCAAGTGGAATAATGTAAATTATGGATATGAACAGTGGAAAGCGGCTAATCCTTCTTATCGTTATTAGTAAAACCGCTATAATAAATTAAAAAAAAATTAATTTTTTTTAAAAAAAAGTTTTTTTGTAATAAAAATTAAATATACTTTTGTAAAACTCATTAAATTAAAATAACATGTCAAAAAAAGAAACCAAAAATCCTTTACAGGGATTTAAAAATTTAGCTGCAGATATTATGCCAGCTGAAGACTTAGAAGTAAAAGAAGTAACTGATTTACCAGACGATGATTTAGAGATTCTAGGAGCAGATACAGGAATCGTTGATCAAACTAAAGATGATGAAGCAGATGATAATAGTGTAGTTATCGATATGACTAAAGGTCAAATACAACCAGAGAAAAAAGAACCAAAAGAAAAAACAGAAAAGAAGACAAAAGAAAAGAAAGAAGATTTAACTGTTGATAATTTGGAGATAGAATATAATAAAGAAGTTGAAGTTAGTGAAACAGATACAAAAAAAGATGTAAAAGAAGATACTGTTACTGAAGATACTCCAGAATTATCCCAGATGGGAGTTCTTGCCAATTACTTAAAAGAAGAAGGAATAGTTGATTTTAAAGATGAAGATTTTGAAGATTCAGAAGAAGGTCTTTTAAAGGTTATTCAGGGCGAAATTAAAAGAGGAGTAAAACAATATAAAGAAGATTTACCTCAATTAGCTCAAGAATTTATTGAATATATTGATAAAGGTGGGGATCCACAAAATTTTGTTAAAGCTACAAGCGATGTAGATTTTAGCCAAATAGATCCTAAAGTAATCAATGGAAAAGAAAATTTACAAAAACAATTAGTTGCTGAGTTAATGCGAAGAGAAGGTTATACTCAGGAGGAAATTCTACAAGATGTTCAAGATTTTGTAGATGGAGGATTAATTGAAAAGAGAGCTGCTAGAGCATTGACTAAGTTAAAAACTCTCCAAGTAAACGAAAGAAAAACTCTTTTATCTGATCAAGCGAAAGTTGATGAAACAAAGAAAGAAGAGTATAATAATTTCCTTAGTAGTCTTAAGGAGGACATTGAATCCAGAGAAGAAATTGCTGGATTCCCTGTCGCTAAAAAACAACAAAAGGATTTCTACAATTATATAACAAAGGTCGACAGAAAGACAGGAAAAACTCGATTAGTTTCAGATTCTGAAGCTGATAAAGATTCTCAACTGAAGATGGCTTGGTTATATTACAATAAGTTCGATTTTTCAAAAGTTGAGAAGAAGGCTAGAACTAAAGCAACATCATCATTACGCGCTAATTTAGAAAGAGCTGGCAATGTCTCTACCAAGAGACTAAAAAGTAAAGCTCGAACTACAGCGAGTAGTTCTGATATTGATTTCAGCTTATTTGAAAACGCACTTAAATAAACTAATTTAATAATAATTAAAAAGAAAAGTGAATGGCTATAAACGGATTGCAATTATATAGAACTAAGTGGCACTCTGGATTAACCCAACAAAATCATCTTTCGTCAGCATATTTAACTGAGCCAGAAGTTATGAGTACATTAGTGACTCGTATCTTCGGAATGCAAGGTTCTAATCCTATCCAATATTTAACTAGTGGAATGGGTAGGGACAAAGAACTTGGTAATAGAGAATATGATTGGCATTTACAAGGTGATGATGAGAAGGCAATTCCAGTGAGCGGTAACTTAGGAGACGGGGGGATTTACCCTGGTCAAAACGGAACTACTTTCAGGATTACGTTCAAAGAAAAGTGGTTTGCGAATCAAGATGTTTTGGTAGCTGATGATCGTGACTTTAGAGTTAGAGTAATGGAAGATCCATATTTTGATGGTTCTGATTGGGTATATACCGTAAGGTTAACCACACCAGATCCAACTGTATTTATGCCTCTTACATTGATCGACGCAGGTAGTGAGTTCTCGAAAGAGTATACTACCGTACCAGAATTTTCTACAGGAGGTAACACTACTTTTAGTGCTCCTTTTAAAATGAGAAATCATTTATCGACTTTAAGAAAGTCGTACACAGTAACAAGAAGTGCAGCAACAGATGCTCTTGTTATACAACTATCTGACCCAGCTAACCCAAGCAAAAAGACCACAGTGTGGACTAGGTTTGCGGAATGGGAAGCTATGGCTCAGTGGTATCGAGAAGTTGAAAGATCGTATTGGTATTCTACATTCTCTGCTAACGCCCAAGGTGTTACAAGTATGTTAGGTGACAATGGTCTTCCAGTTTATGAAGGTGCTGGAATTAGACAACAAATCGCTCCAGCAAATCGTAGATTTTATACAGATTTAACTGAGGGTATTGTAAGAGATTTCTTAATTGATCTTTCTTATAATGTAATACCAGAATCTTCAAGACAGTTTGTTGCGTTTACAGGTGAATACGGATTCGCAGAATTCGATAGAGCTATGAAAACAGCAGCGTCTAACTGGACTCTTGTAGATTCAACATTTATCACTGGTAGCGGGCAAAATCTATCTTTAGGAGGTCAGTTTAAAACTTACCTAGGATTAAATGGTACTAAGATTACTCTTAAACATTTACCATTATATGATAATACTGTAATTAACAGACAACTACATGCTGATTCTGGAAGACCTATCGAGTCTTACAGATTTACATTCCTTGACTTTGGTATGGCCGGTGGAGAATCAAACATTTCTGCTGTTCATAAGAAAAATTCTAAGGATATGATGTGGCATACTGCTGGTTCTGTAGATCCATTTGGAAATACAGCTAAATCAGTTAATACAATGAGATCGGATAATCTTGATGGTTATTCAGTTCATATGTTAACTGAGTGTGGTATTATGATTAAAAATCCTATGGCTTGTGGTGAATTGATTTGTACTAAAGTAGCACCAAATAGTTAATAGTAATAATAATAATTAAAATTTAATTATGCAAGATAAAGTAATTTTAAGGGCTTTAAAAAGACAAACTTGGTCAGGATTTCATAGATTTCCAAAATGTAAAGATACGGTTATAGCTTCTCTCGGAAGAGGGGGCTATCAAACCGGTCTTACAGATAAGGAAGAAGTGAAACTTGAAAAAGAATTACAAATGAAGCCGGGAATGTTAGGTAAATATTCAGAGTATTGGAAAGACTACACAGTTATTCTAAATGATAAGGATAAAACCTTAGTATTAGAAAGACCAAGAGATTTTATTGATTATAAAATTTTAATGGCAAGTAATCGTGTAGCTAACTCTGTAAATAATTTGATGGATTGGCCTAAAGCAGAATATGTATTATATAATGCAGAAGAAGATGCTAAAAAGGACAATCTAAAAATTAAAGAGAAACGGAAAGCTTATAAGAAATTTAATTCAATGACTTCATCAGAAATGCGCAATGTATTAAAATTAATGGGAAAGAAAGCAGCTAATGCTTCTGAAACTTTAGTGGAAAATACACTGGCAGATCTTCTTGATGAAAATCCAGCTGAATTTAATGAAACTTTAGATCTTCCAGATTTCAAACTTAGAGTATTTATAAATGATCTTATGGATATTAATACGATTAGACTTAGAGGTGGGCACTATCTTTTTGGAGATAGTCCTATTGGACATGATTTAGAATCGGCATTAGTTTATCTAAAAGATCCAAAAAACCAGGATATAGTATTATCGTTAAAGTCAAAACTAAAAGCTTCTAAAAAGTAATGACATTAGCGGAAATGCATATAGAATTCAAGGTAGGGTTAGATAAGACAGATAGTCTTAACTACCCTAACTTTGAACCGGAAGAGATCGATCTGTGGCTAAATAAGTCTCAAGATCGTTTTGTAAAACAGAGATACTCTCATGATCCTAAGAAAGAATCTCTTGAGGAAACTCAAAAGAGAACTGATGATCTGAGAACAATTATAACTGAGACAACTTTGATTCCATCTGCGATTCAAACTCCTGTTAAACCAGGCGGTATATTATTTGATTTACCAAATGGTACTGCAGGAGGTCCGAACATTTATTGGTTCGCCATTAACGAAGAATGTGAAATTCGTTATGAAAACTGCAATGGCAGTTGGGTAGATGAAAGAACAGGAGTCTATGCCACATCTCATGAGGATTATAATAAACTTATTTATGATCCATTTAATGGACCTACAAAAGATGTAGTTCTACGATTAATGCATGGGCAATGGGCTGAGTTATTAACTGATGGAAGTTTTACAATAAATCGTTATTTTCTGAGATATGTGAGAGAACCAAGAAGATTAGATATAATCAATTCGCCAGGAGCTGATTGTGAATTAGCAATTCATACTCATCAAGAGATTTGTGAAGGAGCAGTTACACTAGCGTTAGAGAATATAGCTAGTCCAAGGTTCCAAAGTCATATGATTGCGGAAATGACACAAGAGTAAAGTAATTTATTAATTTTAAAAACATTAAGTAATGGCAAGACAAGAAAATTATAAGATCCTTATCGGGACAAACATTGCTAGAACACCTGCTTTAACAGTAGGCACACTAGCAAATGGTGAGATTGCATGCGTAAAAAGTGATATGACTATTATGGTACCAGGTGAAACAGTATCAGATAGCGATTACATTTATGTAGTGCAAGGAACAGGTGCAGCTCCGCGCTTTTCATCAAAGATTCAAGGAGCACAAGTTGAAAAATGGGAAGGAACTTCATTCGCAGCAGCTGTACAACAAGAATCCTATGTAGGATATGATGCAGTAGCGGCTGCAGGTTCTATCAATTTAGTAAACTCAACAGAATACGTATTAACTTTAGTATTCTATTATGATAAAGTTATAGGTTCAGAAAGACAATTAGTTCGAAGATTCTATTATACTTCAGATTCAACAGCTACACAAGCAGAAATTGCTGCAGCGTTTGTTGCATTAATAAATGCTGACCCAGTAGCGGCTACATTAGTTGTTGCAGCGGTTGTAGCAGCTGGTCTTAATAATGGAATACATATTACAGGACTAGCTCAAACTTATGCTATAATTGATGGTTACGAACAAGTAACTTGGAAAGTAGCTATGGATGGTGGATTTAATGATGGTGGTACAACCACATTAGCTGTTAATCAACCATTTCCGAATTATGGATCTGGTACTTTCCCACATGTTTCTGACTTAGAAAGAGCAGCTGTTGGTTATAGTGGTATAACTAACTTGATGCAATTCCCAGTACCTCCATATCCAGTATATGCGGTAGTAGGAACTTTTTACGATGTATATTCAATTACATATTCAGATAAGCATGCAACTGGTAATTTGAATAAAGATGGATATAGTCCAGAAATGACTTTAGTAGCAATACCGAACGGTGGAGCGGGTCAACAGTTAGCTTTTGAAAATGAAATTAACCCATGGATGAATTCCACGGCTGGTAATTTCTTAGCACTAGCACTATAAAATGAATGTTTAATTTAAAAAATAAAAGATAATGGCAAATCCAACAATCCCTTCAGGGGGAAAAAACAGAGAGTTTCATTGTGCTACAGCTAATTTTATCTGGGATGCAACAGCAGCGGGTTCTTATGACAGTACAATTTTGGTTCCAACAGGAGCACAGATTGTATCTATCGCTACTATGTGTGGAGCAATAGCACCAACAACAGGTGCTAATATTAGAGTTACCGTAGGTGGCACTAATGCAATGGCAACTATAGCTTTTGCTCAGTATGATGCAGTAGGTGAAGCTACTGTAGCACTTCAAGCAGATGGTTTAACTGCGTCTTTATCCGGAGCTATCGGTCTTACAACGACTGGTGTTCATGATGCAGGAGTTACTAAAGTAACAGTTTGTTACATAGTATAATTCAGAAGTAATACATAATATAGAAGGGAGAAATCCCTTCTATATCTATGTAATTAAAAAGTATATAGTAGCTTAAAAAAGATATAATGCCTGGAATAACAAAAGTAAAATTTAAAGTACATGAAGCATGCGATAATAAAAGCATAGTATTTACAGAAACTACAGGAGCATATAGTACTTTTAATAGTGGAGGATGGGGAGCTCCTAATTATCAATTAACAGATGTGCTTGATGTAGAAATTTTAGTAACAATACCTAACGGAACGACTTATGTTTTATCAATGTCAGATCTTACACCCGCGTTACCCAATGATTTAAATGGGTCCTTTAATATTCATATGGGATTTTTTGGAGGAACTCAAGGGGAGACTATAATACAAGGGGTATATCAATTTGAATATAGAGTATTACTTAATGATGGAACAACAGGTGGATTCTTAATTTCTGTTAGACATTATGGATTAGTATCAAGTGTTATTAAATGTTGTGTACATAAAATGCTTGCAAATTTAGATATGTGTGATGATTGTCCCTGTGGTGAAGATAAAAGTAATGCGTTAGAGGCTTATACTCTTTATAAAGCTATGTTATATGCTTATTCGTGTGGAAGTGTTACCAAAGCAAATAAAATGGCAACACAAGTAACTAAGTTATGTAATTATAAAGGTACATGTGCATCATGTACCTCTTAAAAAGAGTAAATAATGGCATGTGAAAATTGTAGTAATGGATGTTTAAATCCTCAACTATGTGCATGCGACTGTACAACATGTGCAGAAGCTAATAGTTGTGATATTCCTGTAGGAGATACAGGACCCCAAGGCCCTGCTGGGCCAATGGGACTTCCCGGAGTAAACGGGGTAAATGGACAAAATGGTACCGATGGTACCGATGGTTGTACTTTAGTAGATATGTATATCTCTGATGGTACTGATGGTAATACTATTGGAGATATAATTGTTACTACGGGACCTACTCCAACTCCATGTAATACAGTTCTTAATATAGGAAATCTTATAGATACTATAGTTAATAATGGAGGAGCAACTATTCCCTCAGGTATAATTGTTATGTGGTCAGGAACCATACCTAATATTCCTATTGGCTGGCAATTAGCCGATGGAACTAACTCACAACCTGATTTAAGAGGACGTTTTATTGCTTCTTATTTAGCAGGTGATCCTAATTTTGGAGGTATTATGGCTTCAGGGGGAGCACTTAGTGTAAATTTGGGGTTAGCTAATATTCCTGCACATACTCATGATATAGGAAGTTTTACAGTCGTTCCTACAATTACTTCAGATACTCATTGTCATAATGTATGGTTAAGAGATTCTGGTACATCAGTAGGTGCATATAGAGATGCTGAATTTGGGAGAGGAGGAACTAGAACAATGGGATCCCCACTAGGAGGAGGTTGTAATACAGATTCTTATACTCATACTCATATAGTAACTACGGTATTATCTGGAAATACAGGCGATGGAACGGCTGCTGGATTAACTTTTCCACAAGGCGTTGCATTTCCTATATTACCTGAATATTATACTTTAGCATATATTATTAAACTGTAATGGCATTAGATCAGATAACAGCAGAAGATTTAAAATATAGACTTAATAAGTTTAAATGTTGTTTTGCAACTAAAGCAGCAGAATTAGTTGATAAACAACGTGCTGGAAAAGAATGTAAAGATGAATTATGTAATTTAAAATTACTAGGAGCATATATTGAGATGATTGAATGTTATGATGTACTTCCTTGTACTTGCCATATAGAATGGGTAAATGATGGAGAAAATTATTGGAATAGTACTACTACTTATAATTATGGAGATGTAGTAAAAGTAATTACAAGACCAAATGCTGCTCCAGGAGAATTTTTATATTTTAGATGGCAAGGAATTAATCCTTTAATACCTCCAACTGGAGTATGCAGTAGTCCAGTTGGATTTCAAATGCCATGTGTTGGAGGATTAAATGGTATAGGTCCTATGGGATGGAGTGTATGTGGTAATGTTAAACAAGCCTGGGAAGCAAGAGGAAGTCTTATTTTTGATGCTACTCTTATATATGGATGGGGTGATATAGTTCAATTTATGGGAGGAGGACCTGGATTAGATCAAAGTGGTCAAGGAAAATTTTATATTAGTGTTGCAGATCCAAATCTTGTAAATACTGGGTTTCATGAAAATCAGCATTGGGTAAAATTAGAATGCCATAGAAAACAAGAAATTTAAAATAAAATGAAACCAAGAGATTATCAAAAATTTATATATGGAAATAATGTAGGACATGATTTAACTCCTACTGTAGCTAATCTTTCTGCTACACCTAGTATGTTTACACCTTCTGGTAGTGCTGTTATTACTTGTAATACTGCAACTCCTGGCGGAACTAGAACATATGGAGCTATCACATATAATGATGGTGATATTCTCTTTTATACTGATGGACATCAAATTTGGGATTCAACTCATGCTCTTATGTTAGGATGTCCAGCTGCTCCAACAGGATTGGGAGTTGGAGGTAATCTAAAAGCTCAATGTGTTTTTGTAGCAAGAGCACCAACTACTTTAAATGGAGCACAAGGATTAAATAATGAAGTTTTTTGGGTATTTACAAATTTACCAGGTACTGGAGGAATTTCGGTTTCCGTAGTAGATATGAGTCGAAATGGTGGATTAGGAGAAGTAGATCCAGCTATAGGCCATCTATTAGAAAGTAATGCGAATGGTGTAGATGATAGAATGACGGGATGGTGTATGGAGACTTTAGGTGTTGAAACTGGGGTAGGAATAATTTCGCATCAAGCACATATTGCTACTCAAAACTGGATGACTTGGCTTCTAACTGCTGCTGGAGGAGGGACTTGGGGAAATGGTCCAGATCCTGCTGCCATTCCTATATGGTCAGCTATTGGTCCCACATATAATAATCCTAATGAATCTTCTGAACTTAATAGTTGTGTAAAAATTAATGGAGATAATACAAAAGTAGCAACAGTTTATCAAGCTGAGGTAGGGACAGGAGCACATCCTCAAACTTCAGCTCTTCTATGTGTATACACTCTTGATCCAACAACAGGTATTCTTACAGATTACAATTCTACAGTTATATCTATTAAGGATTATGGTGCTGTACCTGCTGCTGCAGGAGTTCCTCCTAGGATAAAAGCATATGATGTGGAATGGGATAGAGTGGGTACATCTGCTACTTCTTATCTTTATGTTCCTAATTTTAATGTGCTAAATAGTAAAATTGAGATTAATTGGTATATAATAGATGCAGTAAATACTTTTGGAGCTGGAGGAAGTATATCAACAAGTCTTTATGATGCAACTGGAGCGACGAAAAGACAAATTCTTTCTATGGTTAGAGATCCATTTAATGATAGAATGTTTATTACTGCTCCTCCTTATATTATTTCAGCAGGTGCATATTCTGCTTATCCTGTAGATTATCCAGAATATTATTCTGGTGATTTTATAAGTGTACTTGATAATATAGATGATCCTACTGCTACTATACCTGTGTGGACTGAAAATTATCTAGATATAACTGTGGTAGGTACAAGAACAATTAGTAAAGGATTGCCAAATATAAATGCATGTGGAGTAGGTACTCTTGGTAATACTTACTATGTAAAACCATGTGAGAATACCGTAGCTTTTATATGTGATGATAATGATACTATATATGAGATAGAGATGGCTGCAGGGACACTTGCGATAAATACACTCCTAACTTCAATAACACCTGCTGCTTGCATTGGATGTGGAGTAGGTAATAGTATTCTCTCTCTGAAAGTTGATTCGTATAATGGATATCATATATTCTTTTGTGACGCAGGTAGTGGCAACTATTGTTTACATAGATTTAATTATTGGGCAATTTCAGCTCCTATTGGACAAGCTATAACTGTTGATGCTTGGTGGGGAAGTGGTACCGCAGATTTTAGAGCTTTTGCTATTTATAAAACAGATGGGTCAGTGAATCCTACCGGAGGTTTTAGTCCTCTCACGTGTACAACTCATTATGCACTTGGAGAAACAAATGTAGTAGGACAATTTGCAATAGCAAATATAGATTATAGCGCATTCCCAGGCGCTGCCACTGTTGCTACTGGAGCAGGATTAACAGCAGGTGAAAAATTTACTCCCGCTGATCCTCCTACAGGATTAGTTGTAATGGACGTTCTTATAGTTCCAGCTCAGTCCATAGCAAAAGTAATTGCTGGAAAACATATATGGCATTTGAATCCTTGGCTACCTGCTGGTGGTGGTGCTGGGGTATGGGTAGATCAAGGAGATGTTTGTGCAGCTGTAGGAGAAACTAACGATTTAATAGATTTTCAATTAGGCGGTGATCCAGCCACTGGAATTTTGTATCTTTATGCTTATACTAAAGATACTAGATATGATTGTGATTGGCTTACAGGCGCACTTAGTAATCCACAACTACTTACGTATTTATCAAGTGGACTTCCTATTGCGATAGATGTAAAAAGTGTTGGAGTACTTGATATGGCTGCTTGGCAAGTTCCTTTGAAAGTAACTTCAACGGATTGGGCTCCTATAGATACTTTATGTTCATCTAATAGTGTATGGACGTGGGAATCTGATTTAGGAGGACCTCCTCCAACAGTTCTTCAACTAATGGGATGTTTTGAATGTGTGGACTGGTCGTACAGCTGGGGGCCGGAGTGGGCTGATTTATGTACTTCTTTAGATTTTGTTGCTTCTTATGATGATTGTAAAAATTGTTTGCCAACTATAGACTGTAAATTATTAATTACTTGTTGTAGTTATGAATCAGGATATGCTCCTTTGGAGGTTGTTGGAGTCGATAGTGATTTGACTTTAGTAGCAGGAGATGTTTATCATGAACAAACAACTAGTAATAAATGTACTACGGTATTTGATAATGATCCAGCATTATTTATGAGTGTAGGAACAGGAAATGCATATCGAATAGATGAAAGTACAGGTGTATGTACTGTGGTAAGTCAAGGTATGATTCCAGGAGTTAATGTAGATTTAGCGTTTGATAAACATGGGAATATGGTTCAATCTGATGGATCTATGTTAGGATGGTCTAATCCATATGGACCTTCTAATTTTCTTTATATTGGAGGGACAACAGTTTCAACATCAATGGATTTTGATATGCAGAACCGATTAGTTTCTGCTGAATTTCTAGCAGGACTAACTACATGGCAAATAGTAACTATAGATCTAGCAGGTACAATAACTCCTGTGACTACTTGGACTGATCCGACGATAGATGCGGGAGATGCTGATTTAACAGTTCATCATACAACTATGGATTATTTTATAATAGGTGGTGCTGCTGGTACTGGAGGAGGTAATTCTCTTTATGAAATTGATTCTGCTCTTCATACAGTCATTTCAGGCCCATTTGATTTAACTATTACTTTATCCTTAAATGCAACTGATGTTGTAATAGGTATTGAGAATAAAAAAGATTTAACTACTACTTTACAGATTCTTGTTAATGAACCAACTTCGAATCCTCTTGTAAACCATATAAAATTATATACTTGTAGTTTAGCAGGTACTCTTGTAACAGGTCCTTTATATTTAATAAATCCAGCTACTGGAACTACAGATTGGGAAAATAGAACAGCATCAGGATTAGCTTATAGAGATACATGTGCTATGTGGCCAACTCCTATTGCTCATACACTTGTTTCTTATGCTAGTTGTACATTATGTTATACCGGAGCTCCTGATGTTTGTTGTTATAAATTAACAGACTGTACAACAAGTGCTGTTACTTATAGCCAAAGTAATTTAAGTGCTTATATAGGATTAATAGTACAGAATGCTACTGGACAATGTTATGAGGTAGAACATTCTGTAAATTGTTTTGCACCTGTAGCATTTACAGTAGTCTTGCCTACTTTTGGTACTTGTTCAGATTGTATAGCACTTCCAGTACTTTATTATCAATTAGTAAATTGTCTTAATCCTGCTGATATTCTGTATACTGATGATACAGCAACACCAAGTGGAACTCCAGGAATTGGAGGTTATGTAGGAATGGTTGTACGATTAACAGGAGAGAATTTCTGCAGAGAAGTTTCAGTTAATCCTACGGGTCCTGCTGGAGGTGAAGCTACAGTAAGTATTCTTAGTAGTGCGTCCTTATGTAGTGATTGTCATTTTTATTTAAAATTAATTGATTGTACGGATGCTACAAATATTGTTTATGTAGATTATCATACTTCTCCAACTCTTTGGCCATATATAGGAGCAGTTAATGGACTAACTCTAAATATTGGAGGAATTCCATATACAGATTGTTGGCTAGTAGATTCAATGTTAGGACCTACTAATTTAGTGTATCCTATAGCTGTTCTTATTTTACCTTTTGCAGATTGTACTGCTTGTAATCTTTCAGGTAGAACATGTGTGCAAGTAGAGCATTGTTGTGGTCCTTCATACGTCGCAAATCAAATTGTAGATGTTGTAAGTGGTATTACAGTAGCAGATATAGGATCTGTTGTTGAAGCAGATATAACAATAGGAGCTACTATATATAGCGGATGTTGGACTGTATCTGCAGATCCTGGAGGTCCTTTATGTAATAATTATATTCCAGCTATTGATATTACTGCAATTAATACAGCTACAGTTGGAAGTGGTAATTTTGGTGATTGTATTACATGTGAAGCTTCTGCAGGAACTGCTCCTTGTCCTCCTCTTTGTGCATTATTAGAGAGATGTGATGATACAACTCAAACTCTTACAGTAACTGGAGCTCAAGGACTTGTTATTGGAACTGATGTTGTTACATTAGCAGGAAGAGCAGGTTGTTGGCGTGTATGTGATAGTGCAAATTCTATACATGGTATACAATGGTTTTATGGAGATCATTTAGGAATTGATTTTAGAACTGGTACTCCTATGCCAGATTATAGTGGTCAATCAGATATGACTTTATATAATGCAGGACCTACTAATTATACGTTTAGACAAAGTATGGTGCATTGTATTCAAGAAGCTCAAACTATTGGAGGACATACTTTTGCAGCGGGAGATTTAATGTTTTATTCAGATGGTAGATATATATATGATAGAACACATACTTTAATGACTCTTGTGGGTGGAGCCCCATTTCTTGGTAATGCAGGAAATGCATTAGGACATACTGGATATCAAGGTCGAATGTATGCAGCACAACAATGTGTTGTTATCCCTAATGAAGCAGGTGCTAAAACAGGAAATGTATGGCATCAATATTATGTTATTTATAATACTTGTGATAATGGCCCAATATCATATAGTATAATTGATATGACTTTAAATGGTGGTGCCGGAGAAGTATTAGTTGCATCAGCGAATACTGTTTTACATACTAATTCATGTGAATTTATGACAGTAACAACTACTTCTATTGGTGCATCACCTCATTGGTATTTATATGATATGGCTGCAATGACTACTCCAACTGATTGGGCGAATAATTATGTAAGAGGAGTTAAGTTTAGTAATGCTGGAATAAGTGTTCCTTTTTATGCATTAGATTATGGAACTAGTTCTGGAACACCAACACGTACTAAGCAAGAAAGAGGAACTGGAGAATTACTTGTTAGTCCATGTAATAGATATCTGGTAGTAAGAATGTATTTACTTACCGCTCCAAATCCATATGGTCTTACTTCAAAGATTTTAAAAGCACAAGTTTATTCAAGAGATATGACTACAGGGATATGTAATGGTCCATATGGATGGACATTTGGTCCTGGGTCTACTACAGGTTTAATGTATAATTATATTTTAGCAGCTAATTGGGGTTTTAGTGGTGGCAATGCACCTGATGCTGATTATTGTTGTGCATTTTCTTCAAGTGGAGAGATGTTTTTTACTGGACATGGTATGCATTCAGACTCAGCTAGAGATAAAAATTCAGCTTATATTTATAAGTTTGATATTTATAGAATAGGTGTTGATTTACCTAGTAATGTATTTGGTCCTACATATACGTCTCAAAACATGCTATGGTTTTTTCCTGATGATGGATCAACAAGTGGAGCAACTTCAGGATGGGTAGAAAGTGCAGTAACGAATAATCCAACACGATGCACGAACGGCTTTGGAGATGGTTGGTGTCAACAATCTGGTGAAACAGGAGCTGTTATGCAAGATTTTACTTTATCTCCAGATGGAAGGTTGTTTGTAGCATACATTAATGACCAAAGTTTTCCAAATACAGCTTGGCAAAAAGGTATTGGTGGATTTGCTCTTGGAGCTGAGAATACTATATTAGTATTAGATCATCTAAATGATTCTATTGTTAGTGGTAATTTCCAGGCTCAAATACCGTCGACAAATCCTCCTAATGCAAATCCTTATGGAGTTGGAGCTAGAAGAATGGGTAATTGGTTTCCATTTTGGTTAAATACTCCATGTCCATGTGATCCAATAAATATTACTGCAGAAACTGTAACTGCTACAGTACCAAGTTGTCAGGATCCAATATGCTTAAGTCCTGTTGCAGATTGTTATGAATTAACAGAATGTGATTGTACAGCAGGAGCGCTTTATAATGCATGTGCAGTAGATAATATTGCTACTATGCCTCCGAATATGGTGACCTATGGAAAGAGTTGGACTCCTACTTGTTATAGTAATGTTACACATCGATGGACAGATCTTAAAGATGCAGTTGCAGCATTAGGAACATCACTTACTCCAGGAACTAATCAAACTATAGCTTTTACTTATAGTTTTATTAAAGCAGGAACACTATTAAGTATCAATGCTAATCCTGGTCCAACTAGTATATTAATGGAAAATGGAGTTGGTGGTAATATTAATGGTAATAATGATTTATGTGCGTCTTATACAAAAACTTATCCAATTACATTTGCTCAATGGCAAACTGAAATGGGAGTTGTGTTTACAGAACTAAAAACTACTTTAGAGGGTATGTTTAATACTACTTGTGGATATGGAGCAGATCTGACAGTAAACTTTACAGATTTAGGATCGGAAGGAGGAGGCGCTACAACATTAAATCCAGTTACAACACAAATGAATGTAGGTGTTTCAGGAGTATATACAGATAGTAATGGTTGTACAAATATTGGAGATATTCGACTTGCATATGGTCCTACTACTCCTGATTGTGGAGGATGGGCTCAAGGAGCTCAACTAGGTAATATAGCATATGCATGGCCAGCTATGAATGGTGATGTTGTTAGTCGTAATGGATCTATATCGACTATTAGATCTTTACCATGGACTTCTGTTATACATTTTGATAGTAATGAAAATTGGAGAAAACAATTAGATGCTGTGGTAGCTAATAGTTTTGAGATTGTACTGATCGGACTACATGAATTGTTACATGTATTTGGTTTAGGTCATGATTTTTTCCCGAAATCGGGATCCCCAGCATCTTGTCATGATAATCCTCCGGGTTCAGGGACTGGATCATGTGGATGTCCATGTTACCAAATGAAACCTGGATGCAATCCAGCAGGTTGTTTTGACATGAATAACGATGCGTTAATGGGATATCCTACTCCAATGTCTCAAGCATTTGCGACTTTTGCGCCAACTGGATTATTAGGCCCAGAAGGAATATATGAAAGAAGAGGTCTTTGTGGAGTTTTTGGAAACTCTGATCCAAATTATGGATGTGAAGATGGTACATGTTTAGGATGTGTACACATGGTACATTATACACAAGATCTAAGTGTAGCACCTTATGTAGGTGGAGTAATAGAGTGGGATCCAGGAGATGCTGCGGGTTTAAGATGTTGGGAAGTAGATTATGAGAATCCATGTCCAGTTACAACTTTTACAACTCCTGTTACTTTTAGTGTAGGAGATCCAAATGGAGTATGTAGTAATTGTACTACTGGTGCAAATTTGTGTTGGCTAATAGAATTGTGTCAATGTAATACAATTCCAGGGGCTCCAGCATGGATATGGACAGATGTTGATTTAACTGATTATTGTAATGGAACTTTAGGAAATGGTCCATACATTGAAATAGCAGCATATCCAGGAGTTTGTTGGAAAATTGATTGTGTTGGTGGAGCACAAGGATGTCCAGCAAGTGGAGTAGTTACAATAACAATAGTTAATACATTTTATGATTGTAATGATTGTTGTAGTTGGAATACAGCTTGTTATGATTTATGTCCTTGTAATAATCTACCAAGTGCTACTAATAATTGTGCGGCATTTACACAAATACCATTTCCTAATATAGGTTCATTTCCAGCTTTTGTATATTATACTGATCCTGCAAATGGAATTTTCGCGAATCCTGTAGCTAGTTATAAATATTATTCACTTAGTGGTGCGTCAGGTATCTGTTTTGATGCGGGGTTATATGTCTACGCGTGGACACAATTTCAGATTTATGATAATAATACTCTGGGTCCATTACCTGGAATGCCAACAACTGTTTATACTACTTGGAGTGTTGCCCTAGCAGATCTTATTGCAGCACCTGGTCCATCTGGTCCATATGCCATTGCAGGAGATGATGCTTATGATATGATAACTAATGTAAATTTTATTGCTGCTGATGGGAGGCTAGGAATCAATGGGCAGAATTGTTGGTGTACAATTCCATGTACAACAGTTTCAAATAATTTAAGTACATTAGTAGGTCAAGTAGTACAATTAACAGGAACTCCACCAGCTCCATTAATAGCTAATGACTGTTATAATGTACAAGCTTGTCCCGATCCATGCGGAACAGGAGGTTGTATCCCAGTAGGAGCTGTAACTTATAATCCTCCTGTTCAACATTGTGATGATTGTTATAGTTTTTGTCACTGTTATAAGTTAACAGATTGTACTGATCCTAATCATGTACTTCATAATATATGTCCAAATGCAGCTATATATAATGCTGCAAACAATGGAGATATAGTAAAGGTTGATGGTCGTTCAGAATGTTGGATTGTTGAATGTGATGATATAATTAATTGTACTAACAATATCTGTCTGATAGCTATGGTTACTGCTGTTTATCCTAGTTGTACTTTATGTCTTGGAGGTCCTCTTGTTACTTATATATGTAATCCAGCTGAACCTAATTGTTGTGAGACTATATTAGGATCAGGAGGATATCTAGATTGTGCTACTATGCATGTTAATGTTCCAACATGTTGTCCCACTTACGAATATGAATGTATTGGAACATCTCCATCGTGTTCTTGTCAAGCAGTTCCTGCTGGAACAGGTCCTGGCTTTCATCCAACTCTGGCTGCTTGTATGGCAGCTGTTGGTACTTGTTGTAGTGCTATTCCCGATACTTATGACTGTATTCTTAATTCATCTATACCTTCGTATACTTGTGTACTTAATACAACCGGATCAGGTACTTTTAATAATCCAGGAACAGCTTTAGCAGATTGTAATGCTTGTGTAGCTACAAATTGTGTTGACTGTTATATAGAATCATGGAATTGTGATCATACTACAGGAGCATGTAGTGATCCAGGAGATGGAACTGGAACATGGAATAGTAGTAATGGAGGATTATTAGCATGTCAAAATTGTACTGGATGTATACTTGATCCACTTTGTCCAGCACAACCAATAACATATGATTGTCAATGTCCTGGAGTAGGATGTTATAATCCTGGTACAGGTTTAGGTCAATATACTGGAGCTACTGCATTAGCAGATTGTATAGCAGTCTGTGCATGTGAAACACCTGAACCAGGAACATTTGAAGGTTTATGTGTAAATTGTTTTAATGAAATAGAAATGAAAGCGTTATTTGAAAAAATAGCAGATGTCTGCGATGATTGTAATTTACCTTATGGATTAACAGAGCAAGAAACTAATTGTGATACTAGTTGTTTTGGTAATTCAAATATTTATATTGTATTTGATATGTCTTCAACTTTTGCTGGTCCAACAACAAATAGATTACAACAACTATCTATTTTTAAAACGGATGTAATAGTACCAGCTTTTCAACAAATAAAAAGTGAATTTCCTTCTTATGCTGGTCATTTATATATATTATTAGGATCATGGAATCAACACCTCAGCGGTACCTGTAATGATTATAATGGTAGCGCAATGGCGGTTCCAGGCCCAACAGAATCACATGAACAATGGTTAATGTGGGCTCAGTATCCATTAAGTGGAAACGCAGGAGCTAATGGAGCAGCACCTAATCCATTCACAGGAGGTACATTACCTAATCCACAAAGATGTATATTTGGTTCTACACAAGTAGATGGAATTGGGGGACTTCCAATGAGTTGTAATTCACCTGCATGGGATGAAACTCTTCATGGTTCATTAATGCGTCAAATACAAATATTACCAGGAGATCCTTCATATAATGATGGATTTAATCAAGTAGATCCTTGGGCAGATACCGTGAATGGTTGGGCACCAGGTTCGAGTGATCCGTATCATGAATTTGAAGGAGGAGATAAAGATGCTATTGTTATTATTTTCCAAGATGAAAGTGCTATTGGATATTATGAGGCTAACTTTATTTCTGGATCTGTACCTTCACCTAATAATTGGACAAATCCTATAGGTGTTTGTGGAGCTCCATTATGGAATGGCGCACCATCAACTCAATGGTATTATGGATTAGGTCCAGGAGGAGTATTGACTACACTTTGGAAAACTGATTATACTAATTATATGTCGTTGCATGAATTTGGATGGGATGTTAATGGCGTTGCTAATGCAGCTCAATGGGATGCAAAACCTAAAACAATGATATATGCTGGTTCAGATGTAACACCATCATCTTCTATGGCTGATGCAAGGAGAGATTTTCGTTATCATTTATATCAAGCTATAGGAGGTAAAGAAGGTACGGTTGATAGTTTAGGACATATTTCGTGTGCACATTATATTCCTATACCATTAGTATATGGACATCAGTGTTGGGCTGTTACAGATTCTGCTATACCAAATCAGTATATGGGAACATTAGGAGGAGGAGATCCAAGCTTAACAACAGGATATAAAGGAGGTTCATTAAGTAATTATGGTATGTCTTTCCATATACCAGATTATGTAATAACAGATTTAACATCAGAGATGTTATATGATTTATGGAAAGAATATCTATCAGATTGCTAATGATAGAAAAAGTTTTTATATATTTGCAGAATGTTTAGAAAGAAAAGTAAATGCTATTGGGATGTGACGAGGAATATGAGGTATGAAGAAGCCTAAGAGTATTGGAGGAAAAAAGGTAAAATAAAAAAATTTATTAATAAAATTAAAAGAATAATATAATGGCAGCACCAATAATAAAAACAGATGTTAACCTTCTATCGAAGGTGAAGTCACTAGGAGCTTCATTTTTTCAAAAGTTTGTAACTACGAAAAATATGAACAAAGTGATAACGAATATGAACAACATAGGAGTTGTTGATATGGTAGTATGCGGAACAGGTGATACTACGACTGATTTTGCAATGTTAAAGGTAGGAGACTATACAATATCATTAGAACCAGGAGCAGGTAATGCAGCAGGATTTCAAGGGCCTATGGTAACAGATGGTACGAATACTGAAGCAGGAGTTCCAGGATCTCTATATATAGTTATCCGACCAAGTAGTTAAATAATAAACAATTAGTATTAATTTTAAAAACAAAAACATGACAACAGTAAAAACACTTAATGTGGAATCAAGTACTTCTAAAATGAAAGGAAAGGACTTGTTAACGATTAGCCAAGGGTTGGCTTATCTAAATAGTAAAGAAACAAGAGTATGGCATACTCTTACTAAGAATCTTGATAGTATTTCCCCAACAGTAAATGCAATCAATGATAAGCATAGAGTATTAGTTGAAGAACTTGCAACAAAAGATGAGCAGGGAAACGCTATAAGAAATGAACAAAATCAAATTGAGTTTGGTGATAATATGACTCAAGCTAATGATAGTTGGACAAAGACTCTTGAAGAAGATGTAGAAGTTACATTATATCCTATACAGTTAGAAGATATAAAAGAATATGGATTGGATGCAAATGTAATGAAACCTTTATTAGGTGTATTAGTTATGGAATAAAACTATGTAGATAATGACGAAAATACGTATTTCAAATGAGCACCTCCATAGAGATGTAATGGATATTAAAGAAGATGTAAGATTTATTAAAACTAAACTTCTAGAT